TTCGCGGATCTCGACCTGTCGCATTTTGACGTTCTCACTCCGTACGCTCAAAAGCTGGCTCGCTCCTTGGCCCAGGATCTCGATCGCAAGATCGCGACTGTGGCACTCAAGGCTGCGACCACTGCTGGCGTGACGGGTGTCTATCCCGGTGGCAACGAAATCGAACGCACCGGAGTCAACGACGCGAACACTCCTTCCGGCTACTACACGGACAACACCACTGGGTCTGGGTTGTTCCGTGACGACTGCGCTGCACTTGCAGAGCTGATGGACCTTGACAATGTGCCCGAAGAAGGACGCTTTCTGTTCATCTCGCCGTACATCAGAAAGATCCTGCGTCACGAGCAGAGCGTGTTCAACCGTGACTTCAACACCGCTTCCGTTGTTGGTTCGATGAACGATCGAGCAATCGGTCTGATCGAAGGCTTCCAGCTTGTGGTGACCAAGAACCTTCCCGGTGATTGGACAACCACGACCAACGGTCGCTACAACCTGATCGACACCAACATGGCGAAGTATGACTTCGACTGTGCTCTGGGTACTGACGGTCACAAGCGGCCCGCCGCGATTGCACTTTGCGGTGCGACGCAGGGCACGGCAGCAGTCGGCATGGTTCAGGCCGCCGGCATGCGAACCGTCATTGAAGATGACGAACGCCGTGAAGTTAAGTTCTGCAAGGCCCGAATGCATGTTGGACTCGACGTTCTCGCACCTTGGTGCGCCGGCGTCATCAACATGAAGCGAGCCTGATTCTTCAGTCTCTTCCTCTTTCGCCTTCGGGGGGGTTCGCCCCCCCGAGGGTGCTTTTTTTAGGAGGGGCTGATGACCCGCTCACCTGATAACGTAGTACATCTCTCGACCAAGGATTGGCTTGGCATCGCAGGGATCACTGTCACAATTCTTTCTTCTTTGTTCGCGGTGTACCTGCACCACGATCGTCAACTCACCGAAGTTCTCACCAGACAACAGACGCTCGTCGACCGAGTCGAGCGAATTGAAAACTCGCTCGATAAGGGATTCCGACCATGAACCAACGATACTGCCTTCGCACAGACACTCGATACCTCAAGCCATATGCCGCCCCTGTAGATCACGCCGCGGCTGACGTGACTTCTTTCCCAGTTGTTCCGGGTCAAGCCGGAGTACAAACTGAAGGTTGCAACTTGGCAACGGTTATTCCCTTTGCGTTTATGGATGACAACTCCAGCGCAGCGGACAAGACGTTCAACTTTTCGATCTGGGGAATTAACTCAGACACCGACAAGGGGTACTGGTTCCCTGTGTACATCGCGAAGTTGAAAGCGACAATTGGCACCTTGACTGGAGTAAGTGGTGCCCCAGTGACGGCTACCCAGTACTTTGCTGACACGATTGAACTTGTGGACGGCGACACGTCGTGCCGAATCATCTCGCCTGCGAACAACAACATGGCTTCGGTCACCGTCGATCTTGCCGGCGCTCAATCCATGTACATCGGATTCTCTGATGTGGGAACTGCGCCTGACAAGTACAACTGCCTCTATGGGTGCATCTAATGTTGCAACCTCCCGTTCTCGACTTATGTCGAAAGCTGGAAGCGGCAGCGGTCTACGTTGAATCTAACGGAACGCACCTTCTCAATTCGGCATATGGCAACCCACGCAGCGAGGCCATGAGCGTCACAGCTCTCGCGTGTCTCCCAATGGACGAGGCGTCGGGTACTGGTGGGACAGGAATCAACAACGGAGTCGCGGGCAACTTGACCTACAGCGGGACACACACACAGGTCGCCGACTCACCTGCGGCTGATCCTGGATGGAACGATCCGATTACGAAGTGCACTTTGCTTTCCAACGGTGCACACCTCAAAAGCTCTGTTACCTACAACGACGTTACGGTGGACGGCAAAGGAGCCGGAATCGGCTTCTGGTACAAACATCCTGCGGGCGCCAACAACACGGCACACACCGCAATGGATTTCGCTTGCGTAGGGGCCATAGGTGGAGCCGGTGATGCGGCCTTTCTAAGGATGACAGTCACATTTGCCAGCGACTCTGGATGCCGAAAGCCAATTGCGACGGTAAGCAACGGAACTAAAACTTTCACTCTTCAGCCGAACGACAATCAGCGACCGTGGGAAGCCTACGGTCACGACAATGAGTGGCACCACATCATGGTCACTTGGAACAGTAACACCGCATATTTGTACCTCGACGGGTTGCGAGCAGACACTCAATTCCAATTTGGTTTCAGCGTTGACTCAACTGCGGGTGCCGTGATTTCAGTCGGCGCCGACTTTGCTGGAAACAACGGTACAGGCCAAAACGCAGCGATTCAGTACTGCTATCCGACTGTACATCGCATGATCCCGAGCAGAGAAGATGTCGCTAAATTGGTCGCGTCTTTCACAAGACCTCTCGACATTGTCATTGATGGAACAATCACGACAGGCACGCTGGACACTCCAGAAGTTGGCACAGTCTGTCGGTGCGATCACGGCCACACTCAGGTCATGCAAATCAACCAGAACGGCGGAACTACAGATCGGAACTTTCGAGTTTCAAATTGGAAGAATCTCGAGCACGCCCTGATTGAAGCCTTGTCTTTAAGCCAAAACTTGTTCCTGATGCACCAGTTGAAATACAACACAACTGTCGCTTCGCCAGCAAGCAACCAAGGCGACACTAAAGTCTTCGATCTTGAAGGTGTAGGCAACGATAGCTGGCCGATTTGTGGAGGAACATACAGTCCTTCGGCTCAGTCAAACCAGAAAGACGGGTTTTACTTTCAACGAAAAAATCGTGGGTGGGAACTTTCAACCACCTACAAGGAAGTCGGCAGCGGAAACGCAGTGTTGTTGCGTACGTATTCAAACACGACGATCTACCCTGCTCAAGAAGAACAAGAGTACGAATCTGTCTTGTTGCAGCACGAAGTCCTGTCCGCGCCAAGTAGTTCTCGCTTGCGTATCAGGCAAGGAGCAACGGGTGTTTACCAAGAATCGTCACCGATTCTTTTGCGATCTTCTGTTCAGTTGGAGTCAGAAGCACACGGCGGAACGGCGATGCGACCAGCAGGCGCAGACGCAGGTCGATACTCCACGATGGCGTATTTCAGAAACAATGTTACTGCCGAGCAGTACCAGAAACTTCGCAGGCTTTCTCTAGGTCAGGCACAGCTACGTGCTAGGCCGGGGATGCGTGCGGCCAACCGTCACATGACACAGAACGCACCAAACAGAGTGCAGGGGTTCATTCAATGACTGACTGGATTAACAACAACAAAGCCGCCGCTAGTTGGGGGATGCTCGCGATGATTGCCGCCACAGCTATTCTTGTTTTGAACGGATGCTCACTCGATCAGATGGTCAAGTTTGACCCGCCACCAGCGGTGTCAGAAGCCATTCAGGATGACCGCAAGTCAATCCCCTTGGCTGACGGCGAACTTGTTTGGGATCGCTGGCACGACTGGGTAGCGGTTAACAGCGACCGCCTTGAAGACGCAATTGGAGATGCTCACGGACAGTGGGAGATTCTCAACGCCATCGGCGACACGGGCCTTGGCTTTCTTGGGGAAGCCGCTCCCATGATCCCCGGCGGCGGACTTCTGTTTGGTGGCTTGACAATGCTTTCAGGGCTGATGCTTAAGAGGCCTGGAACAGACAAGTTCGTCAGCAAGGAGAAGCAGGAGAGCTACAACAAGGGAATCGAAGAGGGCAAGAAGATGGCCATCCAACTGTATGAAGCAGCGAAGGAAACTCAATCGTGAGCACATTGAAAGTCAACGCCATTGAAAAGTACAGCGGTGCAAGCGGCGTGACAATCAAGGACTCAGTGAGCATCGCGCCCGACAGCGGGGTCAAGAATCTAGTTGTCAGCGGAACGATCACGGCGGAGACTGCACTGGTGGCTACAGGCACCACGACCTGTCAAGGCAACGCAACTTTCAATGGCAACATTGCTGGTGACGGCAACACTGACATCACTGGCGTTGACAACATCACGACAAGCGGAAATTTGAACGTCGGTGGCAGTCTCACAGTAAACAATGTTCTGCAATTCAACCCGTTCAAGTGCATGGGTTCTCTCACACATAATTCTAGCGCCGACTCAATTACGGCACGAGCGGCAGAGTTCAATGTCAGCAATGCCACGTCGTACGCTAGCGGCCTCAATTCAATGATTAAAGTCGAATTTGCAACTGCGCTCTCAAACACCAACTATCAAGTGTTTTTCCAGAGTCCATTGATGCAGGCATTTGCTCAAAGTACTGTCTGGGACCATTTCGTCATCGTGCAAGAAAAAAACACAGATTACTTTACGCTGCAAGTCCAGCGAGCAGGAAACAATGGCGTATTCGGAGCGAGTAGGACTCACCAGCTTGATTTCATAGTGGTGTCTCCATGAGTACTTTAAAAGTCAACGAGATTGAGGACTACAGCGGAAACACTGTCACGATCAGAGACAACACTGTCATTGAGGGTGCAGGTGACGCAGCAAAAAACTTGACCGTGACGGGAACGTCGGCGCTAGAAGGCGCAGTCACTTGTTCAAGTTCCTTGTCTGCAACTGCCGTGACAGTCGGCACCACAGTGTCTTCGGCCACCGTATCTGCCAGCAGTGTCATCTCCGCGCCGGCAGTCGTTGCTACGTCAAGCCTTTCGTCAAATGGCACGATTTCGTCCAGTGGCAATTGCACAATCGGGGGAACCCTGACTGTCGGCGGATTGACACTTGTGCAGTACCTGAAAGGGTTCGGAGCTTACAACGTCGCGGACCCCACTGCTGACGTTGCAAGTTTGACGACTTTGGCTGGTGGGCTGAACCTAGCCACAGGGTCGTACGACTACGATCAAGCAAACAACAAACTGACCTTCACGGTGGCTTTCACTCAGCAGCTTTCTCAGACTTACTTTGTCATTCCGACAATCAGCACTAGCTACGCCGCCAACTACACCACCAGCGTACTTAACGTGGCTGCGACTGGATTTGATGTGCAGGTTTTGTACACGTCGGGCACTGACCCAACAAGCTCTCAATTCTTCAACCTATCTCTGGCGGTGCTCGCACTATGAAAACAACTCTGACCGCGGTGAATGACATCCTGCGACGGGTAGGAAAGCCTCCTGTCAGCGCACTGGATACCAACGGGAGTTCGACACACGCCCACATTGAGAGGTTTCTGTCTGACGCAAGCCGCGACGTTCAGAAGCGTGGCTGGCAGTGGAACACCAAGTACAACGTCGAAGCCGCGCCCAGTACCAACCTGGGCCAGATCAACGTGTCTGACCTTGAAACTACGGACGTGTTCAACATTGACACCTACGGAGCGGATACCAACAAGAACGTCACGAGGCAAGGCCAGTTTCTTTTCGACCTCGACAACAACACGAACGTGTTTACAAGCGCAGTCAAGGTCCAGTACTCGTATGAGGTCACCTTCCCCAACGTGCCCGACGCATTCCAAGACTGGATCATTGCAAAGGCCGCGGTTGAATTCAGCTACTCGTTTGATCCCGATCAAGCTCGAGTACAGCGTCTTCAGAACGAAGTCCAGAACGCAGAAGTACACGCAAAGCGTGCAGAGATGCGAGCAGCAGACGTGCAGGTTCTCGATACCCCAGCCCTCGTGCAAGTGCGAGGACGACCCCGAACTACAGATAGGAGCGTGTACTGATGGCAAGCGGTTACACATTTGTGCAGGCGATCAATGAGATCGTCGAAGTGGTTGGAGAGTTCCCGATGTCGGGCACTACCAAGCCGTCTGCACTGGGCACCCCGGACATCACGTCGAACTACGCTCGTGCCGAGCAGTTCATTGACCGATACAGCAAGCGGGTTCAGGCCCAAGGCTGGCCCGAAAACACCACCTTCGCAAAGAAGTTCACGTCGGCACAGGTCACTGGTCACACCGGAACTAGCGGATTCAAGATTACGATTCCAAACTCTGTCCTCAGAGTAAAGGCCGCCGGCCCCGATGAGCACCGCAGCCTTGTCGTTCGCTTTGACGCAGATGCCGACAACGCAGGCACCGACGTTCCACTTCAGCGTCTCTACGATGCAAACAATCAAAGCCACTCGTTCGGGACCGCAGCGACTGAGGTGTACGTCGATGTAGTTGAAGAGCTGATCTTCGACAACCTTTCCGTGCACCTTCAAGACGTGATCATCGGGCAGGCAAAGATGGCCTTCCAGCGTCGCCTTCAAGGCAACCTCAACATGGATCAGGCTCTGTCTAGTGAGTACATTCAGTCAGAGGCGCAGGCTCCTCGCAACGCACCAGAACTCGATCAACCTTTCAACACTCGGCCCATGATCCCCGGTGCCGGTGGCAGCAACCCGAAGCCGGAGAAGTAGCGTGCCCACACGTCCCTTCGTTGAGAAGATCCAGTCGCTGGCGCAAGGCATCAGCCAGCAGTCTCAGCCTCTTCGATACAGCGGACAAGTGGAAGATGCCACCAACATGGACTTCTCCGTCATTGATGGCGCGAGAAAACGTCCCGGCAGCTTCAACGTCGCAAACATAGAAGGCGGCGACGAGGGCACGAAGTACCGCATGCACAAGATTGAGCGAGACGATGCCGAAGAGTACGCCGTCGTCTACGGACGCGGGTATCTCGAAGTCGTTGATCTGGTGAACGGCTTTGTGGCCACAGTTGACAAGACCAACACCGAGGCGTTGTCGTATCTCGACGCTCAAAGTGCAGGCGCAGACGATTTGCGATTTGTCACAATTGCAGACACCACGTTCATATGCAATACAAAGCGCGGGACCAGGACAAAGCCCGGATCAGACGGAGCAGAAATCGACAGCAGTCGCATGCCAGTGACCTTGCAACGAACTTCCGTCGAGCCTTTGACGTTCAAACTTGGAACCGTTGAATGGACTGGTCGGAAGTTCTTTCAACAGATCCTTCAAACTGAATCCGGCACAGCTAACTCCGGCACTTTCAAGTTGAGCTATCTGGGATACACCACAACCAAAACGCTCAACTACGACGCAAACTCAGACGACGTGCAAAAAGCTCTAGAAGGCAACGGGATCCCGAGAGGTCAAGACGCGATTGCGGGCTTGCAGGCGTTTCCATTTGGCAAAGTCATTTGCACAGGTGGGCCGCTTCCTGAAAAGCCGATCTATATCAACATCTCCAACGACTTAGAAGTCGATGAGTTGATCACTGTGAATTCAACTGGCATGTCTTCTGGATCCTATGAAGTCATTCGTGGAAACGAAGACCGTGACCCGGCCCCACAATTTATTTTAGACGGACTACCAATCCGAGACATCGGATACTTCCGAAACAGACTGTGTCTTGCAGCAGACGAGTTCATGGTATTCAGCCGGTCTGACGATCTGTACAACTTTTATCTCGACACACCTCTCGTGATTACAGACGCAGATCCTATTTCGTTGCAGCTCTCAGCGACCGATGTCAACATCATCGATTTCCTAGTTCCTTTTCGGAACACAATTGTTTGCCTGACGCAATCAGGCCAACAGTTTGAGTTGACTTCAGCAGACGCTTTTACCGCGGCGACCGCGGCAGTCACCCCCACCACTCGATACAGCACTCAGAAGATTCGCCCAGTTCTAAACGGCACCAACTTGTTTATGGCCGGCGAGTCAAACGGGTACTCCACCTTGCTCGAGTATTATTACGACGAAGCGTCAGTCTCAAACACGGCAGTCAATGTAGCGCAACACGTCGACGCGCTACTGCCACCGAACATGGTGGCGCTCGTAACGACGAACACTACAGACGCTGTGTACTGTCTCCCGACTCTAGAAGGCGATGCCGCCGGCGGCGCAGTGATTACTTCTACAGGTGGAAGCACGACAGGTAACTGGCACGCTGCCAGTTCGTGGATTGGCAATGTCACGCCACAGGCAACTGACACCGCAGTCATTCAGCAAGGCGACACCATCAGCTTCACCGGGTATCAGAACATCAACAGATTCGCGAACTGGGAACAGGAAGCTGGACTTGTTTCTCGAATCTACGCCTACCGCTGGTACAACTCAGGAGCAGAGCGAAAGCAATCAGCCTGGGCCCGGTGGGATTTCAAGGGCGACGCAATTCAGGATGCTATTTGTGTCGACGATGACTTGTTTCTG